AGGTAGGAAGCTACGCCATTGGCAAAAGCAGCTAAGCTGACAACGCCGTAACGCTTGTAGTTATTTTCGAGCTTGCCTAGTAGCGCATTGCAGCCATTGTGCAGGGTAGCTCGCACTGCCCCTGTCGTATGGTCGTGGTCAAGTACCGGCTTCGTCAGGGGTAGCTGGCACAGAGCGCACCTGTTCCCCTGCTTCGCAGCTAGTCGTTCCCGCACTGTCGCTACTTCGCTCACCTTGAGCCGCGTTGTTAATGTCATCTGCTTGTCTCACTCTTGAATGAATCTCAGTATAGGCTGCGGCGAACTCCCGGCTACCATCGTTGAAGCTATGCATAGGCCCACCGGCATCTAAGCAGTCATCCCACTTGGAGGGCACTCGCCGCATCCACAGCAGGCAGGCTTGCTCTAGCATTTCAACTAGCCACCGCTCGCGATAGTACGTGCGATACCAGTGTGCTACTTCTATAGCATAGTTGCCTTTGCTATAAGCCACACCTTCTAGTAGCTTAGCCGCCGTTACCTCACCAACTGGCTTGAGTACCGTAGTCAGGTTGGGCAAATACTTGGGTAGTCCCGGTATGTTGTCTGCTGTGTCGCCTTGCAGCATCTGCAACCAGAACCACTTAGGCCCATACTGCTTGCCGTTGAACTCACTGTCGTGTGCTGTAACCCAGCCGTCCATTTGCTGTTGCCATTCTACCGTGTGCACTCGGTGGCTTACCCAATCAAGGTGCATTCCCGGTAGCATACGCATGTCCTTGTCTTGTGTGTAGATCACAGTCTGACTAGGGTTACTGTATGCGTAGTAGCCAAACAAGTCATCGGCTTCTGCATCGAAGGATACCTCAGTAGCAAACGGGAAGCTAGCACACAGCATATAGTCTCGCAACGCCTGCCAGTTGGCGGGCCTACGGCTACCTGATCGCTGCGCTTGATACGGCTTGACTCGGGCTATGGCATAGCGATGGCCCTTGTGGCTACCGCTAGCAGTAAGCAATATGGTTGCACTCTCCGCGCCTACTTGTCGTATAGCCCCTTTGACCTTATCGACTAATCTCTCCCTTGCTTCTCCAGCACTGGTATCGTCATTCCCTGCGCAGTAATAGGCGAGCCCATCACCGTCGACAAGGAGTGTACGACCCGGTGTTACAGGTACTGAACCCTGAGCCATAGGAGAGGCACCCGCTACCTTAGCTATCGCATTGGCAAACGGGTTGGTCATTATACGATACCGCCTAATGCGTCATCGGTTGACGCTACCTTAGCAGCCGGGGTAGCAGGTGTCTGCGCTGCGGGAGTTTCCTCATCTTCGCGCTTGTCGGGGTCTTCGCCCGGTGCAGGCAAGTCGAGTGCCACGCCGCTAGCTGCAAGCAGCGTGTGGATAGGCGAGCCCTGATAGTTCTTAGCATGCACGATTCGGGATTGCAATACGTTCTTACTCTTGGCAGGGGCGGTCACGTTGCCCTTGTCATCCTTGCGCTCGGGGTACTCGCCCTCAATGAAGAGGCTACCCCACTGCGCCATGTCGGCTTCGTTCCACAGGAAGCAACGGAGGCTGCTCTGTGCTGCGGGTACCGCCACATCGACCCAGCCAGTCTCGGAGTCTTCGTCTTCCTTGCGGGGAGGGGCAATAGTGTAGCCTGCTTCGTTACGCAGCACAGCGCTAGTGCGTTCCTTACCGTCCTTGCCTGTCCACTTGTCATGCACTACCTCTACCTTGTAGCCCTCTCCTAGTAGCTGCACAATGTGCTGAGCATCTTGACGGTAGTTCATACGTTGGAAGAGCTTGAAGAAGTTAGCCTTCTCGTTGAGGCTGTAGGTTTCTTCGATGGTGATGCGATGAGGCTGCTCGCCCTCGGCTACAGCATGGCGCTTGCCGACGAGTTCAAAAATTAGCAGCACTTTTTCCTTGAGTGTGGGCTTGCCCTTCATGGTGCCAGCTTGCTTGCCAATCTCAACGTAACCCACAAAGCGGGCAAGGCCGGGGCCTGCTGCTGGTGGGGTGTAGTCCCCACCGCCTGCTACTGATTTAGTTTGGTCTGCGCCATTGGCTACTGCCTTAGCGCCTAGTGCTTTGAAGTCAATCATATTGTGTGTTCCTTAATTAACTATGAAGTTGATGATGGCCTTAGCGCCATTGTAATATGCCGAAGCAACTGAGAGCACAACTACCACGGCACCTAATCGACCATTAAGGTCATCTAGGCACCACGCGCCTTTAATGGCACGGGCTATGCGCTCACCTACAAAGAAGTCAATCATTTTTCTTAATCTTTCGGGTTGGTGGCGTTAGCCAGATTTTGCATAACCTCTTTCACTGCGGTTGCAGTGTAGGGTTCATTCTTGTCGGCCAATGTACCGCCCAGCGTGACCACATCAGCAACCACGGCAACTGGTGCCACGACTACTCCGACTGCGGCCTTCGCCAAGCTCTCTAAAATTCCAAACATACTCACTCCTTAAGATAGCTCGGCACATAGCCTTGCATATACTGCTGACGCAGTTCGATACGCAGCTTAGCTGCATGTTCTTTGAGTCCGTCGATGCGGTCTTCGTCCATCATGCTTGCACCCCAGCTAGTGTCGCTAGGTACAGGCACAGGTATAGGCCACTTGAACCACCACTCCATGAAATCGCTTGCTGCTTCCATGCAGGCATGGAGTAGGCAGGCTACCTCAAAGGCTACCTCTGGTGCAGCATCAGCGTACTCAGCATCGTGCACCTGATTGACTAGCAAGCCTCGGCCCCCGAAGTTCTTGCGGGCATAGAAGGCACGGACGCTTAGCCACATAGCGGCCTTGGCCCACTCGCCGCCAGCACCTTGCACAACGTAGTTGCGAATCTCGGTAGGCGAGAAGCTAGCAGTTATGCCCCGCTTGACTAGGTACTCAGGGCTAGCCTGCTCGGTGTAAGTGTAGAGCTTGCCGTCAGGTGTGCGGTACGCGCTCTCGCCTATGTTACACACAACGCCGGGGAACTCAGGGTGCTGTATGTGACGAGCGGGCTTTCGATTCCCCTTAATCACAGCCGTAATGTCTGCGTAGTATTGGGGTATCTCAGGATACCGTGCGTCTTCTGCATCGCTCAGTGCCTGCACCTCTTCCTCTGGCATACCAGTAGAGCTAGCGATCTTCTTAGTACCCGCACCATATGCTCGCTGAAAGCTGAACACCTTGGCCTTAGTACGCTTGTAGTCCCACTCCTTGACAGGTGCGTGGTGCACACCATTGGTATCGACGTAGCCTTTGCACAGGTTGAACACCTCTTGGTATTCCATGTGCTCCTTGCTAGCCAGCCGTACTACGTGGAGATCAAGGCCGCTCTTAAGGTCAGCAATCAATTGCTTACACTGGGTAAGCACAGCCTGCACATAAACCTCAAGTGAACTAAAGTCAGACTGAATGATCTTGCCGTCAGAGAAGCGCGACACGAACAGAGTCTTAACGTCGGACTTGTTGCCCTTCGGAATGTTCTGCAAGTTCGGATTGCTTGAGCTAAGGCGGGCAGTCACAGTGCTGCACATATTCAGCATGTGGTGAATAAAGCCCTCGTCGTTCACCAACGTAAGCATGCCTGACTCTGCACCGTCCTCATCTTTGCGGTAGTAGTACGTGCCTAAGTCCTTGGTCATCGCCATTAGTTCGGCGTATGCTTTCAGGAACGGAACACCACTGTTAGCTAGCTCTTCGATCACTGCGCTGGCTGTACTCCACACGCCGGGGTCGGAGCCTTGCCATGCCCGCTTGGGTTTGGTGTAGCCCTTGAACTCGTAAGGCCGCTTGACTACCCTGCCCTTGGGCTTGGCGTAGTCGTCAACCTTGACCTTCTTGGTCTTGTACTCGCCAGCATTCTTGCCTCCCTTAAACTGGGAGTAGCTGGAGGTATCTGGCGCATCGAATGGGTTAACAAAGGTAACGCTACCGTCTTCTAGCAGCCAGCCTTGCCGGTCTTGCTGGGCAAAAGCGTAGGGGCTGTTGCCATAAGGGTGGCTTCCTATCTGCGGCGCATCCCATGTAGTCGTGCCATCCTTAAGGTCATACTCTCGGCAGTCATACTGAACGGTACCACCAAAGAACAAAGCACTCCGCTGCACTGGGCTACCCCAGTTAAAGTCGAAGGGCAGATCAGTAGGCAGGTACTGTGCCAAGCCAGCGCTTAGCTCTTGCACCTTGGCCTCTAGTTCAGCAGCCAGCGTCATGCCCTTGGCCTTGTCAACGTACATGCCGTTGCGCTCAGCCTCTACTGTGAACAGTAGCGCACCCATGTTGAGTAGGATGCTGTTGAGTTGACCGCATGCTCTGGCCCTAGCGATCTGACCTAGCGCTACCTTCTCGGTGTTGCCTATGTCGCCATCTTCCCACACGCCCTGCTCGTTGTTGCCACCACACAGGTAGCGAGTAAGCAATGATGGTTCAATCTCATGGGTGTTAACGCCAGCTTTCCATAAAGCCTTGACCTCATCTACCTTGACGTTGCCACCATAGCGCGGCGATACTTCGTCGAGGCTGAGCATCTGATCTTTCTGGCCCATGCCATTGAGCAGGTACTCAGCTAGCTGGCAGTCCCACACGTTGCCACCGTTAGCAACGTAGTCCATCCATAGGGCTAGGTTGTCGGTATCTTGCAGAGCATGGAGCAGGTCGAACTTGATGTTGAACCCAACGAGCAGTCGAGTATCTTTAAGAACAGGAGCGAGCCAACCAGCGCTAGGACGGTTGCTGCCAAACCGATGTTCAGTAATAGATTTGCCTTTGTTTTTATATGCATGTGTCACCACCCAGTTATCTTGATCGAATGGATTAGCCTTACGCTTAAAGCTAGTCTTGGTTGTAGTCTCGCAGTCCCATGTGGTGTAGCTCATTTGTTTTCCTTAAAGCATCCCGGTGTTCTACATATACGAGACACGACAAAGGTTACTGTAATGCTTAAAGGCTTACCACAGCAACCGCAGTGCCAAGTAAAGCCCTTCAAAAAATCGGGCGGTATACACTGGCTCACGGTACACCTCGGAAGAGCCTGCCTTCAATTTCTTTCATGAGCTGGCGGCGCATGTCTTGCAGCACGTACGTAATGGGCGGGCCGGGACGGTAGCAGCTATCTACTTGCGATCTTACGCAAAGCTGTTCACCATCTATATGCGCAGTGTACTGCAACCAGATACCACCATCGGATGTAGCGCCGGACGACTGATCTATTCTCATGGTACTTCCTTATTCCAGTTAAACATTACCTTGTCGAGTGTTGGTGCAGCCTCGCAAGACTTTAGGAACTCGCCGTACATATCAAGGTGAGGTAGGTGAATGTCTATCATAGTAGCATGGCGTATCACATCTTGCTCGACTGCCACTTTAGCTTCGGGTACAGGCTTACCGTTTATGTACACAACGTATGGCCAAAGCCAATTTTGCGCCGTCACGATACTGCCTCCTTATATCTACCTCGTTGCGAATCAAAGAACACCTCTTGCTGTGGGCTACCCTTCTTACCAGTGCGAACCTTCTTGTTCTTGGTCGTGCCTATGTAGCGGGAGTTCTCCAGCACTGGGTCGTTCAGTGCGCCGATAGTAATGATAACGTCTGCTGCACCTTGCTTGCCTGTCTTGCTATCCTTAAGCTGAGGTAGTGTAGGATAGCTGACACCATCACCGTCTGCGCTAATCTGTGACGTTGCAATAACACCGCAATCGTGCTTAACTCCCATGAGTCTAGCCCACTGGTACATGGCCTCCAGTAGCTGGTCAGTACGTTGTCCATTGTTGTTAGTCTCCCCGCCAAACTTGATGTTGTCTACCATGTCGAACAGCACAACGCCGGGGTTATGTGCTTTCATAATGTCTTCGACCTCATGATTCCACATATCGTGTATGTCAAAGACACGTAGCACACCCGGCCTACCACCTAAAGCAATGGCGTAGTTCTCACGAACTTTAGTCTTCCACTTGGGGTCATCGCTTGGCGTGTTGCTTAGGGCTACAAGTTCCTCAGTAGTAGCACCTAGCGCAGCTTGGAAGTTTCGCATGATGATCTTATTACCCGGCCCCTCGTTGTTGAACCACAGTATGCTACGGTTCTCACCGGGGTACACTGTGTCTAGCTGTGCAGCCATGAATGTAAGTTCACTAGCGCAGAAAGTTGTCTTCCCTTTATCTGGCCTAGCAGCGACGATAATAAAATCGCCTGCTCGCACTGGCTTGATGTGTCGGTTAAGGCACGGCAACCGGAAGTGTAAGCCCGTGTCGTTCTCTTCTGCTTTGAGTAGGTCTTCGATTGGGTCAAGTACCTGTGGATTCTTGACCTTACGATCGACTTGCTGCTCAAATCTTTCGACATTATTTCTAAGCTCCCGGTATAGGTCTACCTCGTCGCCGTTGTTCCACTTCTCTAGCAAGCTAGTAACCCTAGCTGCTGTGTCGGCTGCGACAAGGCGTTCCATTAGGCCAGCCTCAAGCTCAGGGCTTACGTCTTCCATAGCCTTGTCGATGATCGCTGAGTACAGAGCGAAGCCTTCGTCCTTCATGTTGGGGTGGCGAAAGCCACGATACCATGTAAGGAAGGGGCCGTGCTCCACACGCTTAGCGTCTACGAACTCTCGGAAGAACGCGCCAAAGTCTGATAGAAGCTCAGCGGTTAGTGGTTGTAGTGCTGTCTTGGGTACGCTGCGAGAAAGTCTATCGTACCGTTCCCGGTACTTGAGTAGTCGCAGCACTGTTATGTCTAAGCTCATCGGCTATCCTTATGTACTGATTGTTAGCCCGCACCAACGCATGCACTACGCCACGGAAGATGTAGTCCTTCGCCTGTTGCGCCACGGGCAGCGCATCGAACGGCACGATGCAATGGTGCTGTTTCAATTCTGGATTTTTCTCCGGGCCGTACACCCAGCCTTCGGCAACCTTCTGCGCCATCCAGCTTTCATGGCTGGAGGCGGCGCTGGCTTCGGGGTTGTTGGTGTGTAGCTTCACGCCCAGCATGGCGCTGTCCCGCTGCCACTGTGGCGCGTCCTCCCATGCGGGCTGGCTGTTGTCGCCAAGGGCTTGGCAGTAGGCGCGATTCACTTCGTGGCACACGCGGGCAATTTGATCTTCGGTCATGGCTCAATACCTCCGTACTGCTTGTACCATATCGTGAAGCCAGGTAACAGGTTGACACACCAGCGCTGAGCACGGTGGCTGTAGTGTGCGCCTATCCAAAAGGCGGCGGGATTGAACAGCAGGCCCCAGCTAGGGCCACGGTAGTAGAAGCTGCGGATTGTGAATAGCTTAATCATCTAGTTCCCCGGTAATAGCACATAGGTTTGCTTTGGTTTGTCGGGCCGTGCGTCATGCACCCATCCGTCACTACGCGGCTGGCATTTATCAGCTAGCTTTATATCAGTCTCGCTAAGTAGAGCCTGCTCGCTATAGAGGCAGTAAGCTACTTGCAGATCGGGGGGGTAGTTCTTTAGAACTTGGATTAGTTCTGTGACTGTCATGCCAGCACCCACACTATCTGCTTATCGCGCTTAACCACAGCCGTGTCGGCAGTACTGCCGTATTGCTGGTCGTATACCTTGGCCTTAATCAAACCCTTACGGCGCAGTGGTGCGAAGCGAGGGGTGATACAGTTAAGTGGGAAGCCTGTGACAGTGGCTAGTTCTTTACCTGTGTAGCCGCGCTTATCCATTGCGAAGGGGCTGTCGCTGCCGAGAGCGTACAGCACAGCCTGCTCGTACTTGTTAACCTTGCGCTCACCCTTGCTAGTAGCCGGGTCGTTGGCCCGGTACATAGCCTCGTTGAGTGGGCGAATAGTGGCGCGATACTCTTCCTTGTGCTTGGTTACACGGCACTCAGTAAAAGACTTATAGATAGACCGAGTTAGGTTACACTCATACCCCTGCTCACCTTTAGGGTGGGCACAACCTCCGTGTAGCGGCTTGTATACGCAGCCAGCGCATGAGTAGGCTAACTCTTCTGGCACTTGTTTCACTGGCATAGTAACTCCTTCATGTCTGTTAAATGGATTAGCTTCGGGTCGGCATGGCTTAGTATATTCCTAGCCTCTATGCCCGTAGCCCGCAAAGTAGCGAGTACTTTGGTTGCAGCCTTCTGCCCCGGCTTGTCAGGGTCTAGCCACACGTTTACTTTAGCATTGCGCTTAAGCAACTCTGACAGATGCCAGCGACTGAGGCTAGTACCTATCAAGGCCCATCCCTCGCCCACTAATCCCACCTTGTACGCCGAGAGTATATCCTCAGTCAGCGTTACCTCTGGCGCATTGCCGTAGCGTGGCAGGGCATGCCCCTTACCTACTGCCGGGGCCATGTACTTGGGCTGTCGCCCATCTACTGCCCGGGCCTGCCAAAATACAGGCCCTAGCAACGGGTCTACAACGGGCAGCACGACCCTGTTGGTGGGCGGGTGGTAGTAGGCCCCCAGCCTGCCAGAATCAGCCCTAGAAAGGCCTGCTTTTAGCAGCCATAGGCGGCATGGCTCGGGCCAGTCGGCCCAGTTGTATAGCCGTGGCTCAGGCAACTCCGTGCTAGCCGCTGTCCGTTCGTCGGCCTCTGTCATAGCACGGAGCCGCTTAAGCCTAACCTCTAGCGATACTGGTGCAGGTGGTGCCCACCCCTTGTCATTGCAACGAAAGCAAAAGGCGTGTAGCCCTGTCTCGTCATGCCGTACTGTCAGTGTACGACCCGGCCCGCAGTCATGGTCAACCCTAGCCCGCCCGCCTACTGGCAAAGCCTGCGCCTTGGCTAACCAAGAGGCAGGGCTTAAACTCATACGCCGAGGAACTGCTTGCTCTTGCGATACATACGGGCAACGCGCTTAGCGAAGCCCTCGGTCTGTGGCACGGGGCTGAGCGGCTCACCTTGGATGATGCCAGCACGTTGCATAAGCCCAGCCATCAGCCAGTTAGTTGAATGAGCGGGCGCTAGCTTAGCCGCCAGTTGGCGCTGAACCTTCTGCACACGGGCAGTGGGTTCTTTGCTGCCCATTTCACGGCGCAGGTTAACATTGGGTGCGTCTAATCTCCATGCTTTCATGTGGTTCTCCTTAAATAAATGGGTACTTAACGATCAGACATACGAAAGCTGCACCCTCGGTGCGTAGCTTCTCGATATGCTCTTTGTTTGCAGCGTCGGCTGCGATAAAGCATGACTCAGTAGAGTCAAAGGGCTTAACTAAAGTGGGGGGCTCTTGGCCCATAGCCCCAGCCACCGTGATGATGGCGAGTATTGCGTTAATCATGATAGTCCTTAAGAACCTGCGGTATTTGCAGGGGAAAGGCCGAAGCCTTTGCTCTACAAACAAGATAACTTGTTTAACATGTTCTCACAAAACTTCTTTAACTTAACTAAAGCGTAGGTGGAGGGGCACAGTTACTTCTCATTCGCTGTGCCCAACCATCTAGGCTCTACCTAGCTAGGCTACTTAGGCAGTAGCAGGGCCAGCATATACGATCTGTGCAGGGTAGATCACGATGAACTCTTGGTCGAAGCCTTGGCCCACAGATACTTTGATCTGTGCGGGAGTCTTCTTGCCAGCTTCATTGGTTGTGCTTGGCTTGATAGCAACCACGGTGCCGATGCGCTCAACAGGCACGGTGCCCACAGTAGTGCGACCAGTGCGGAACAGAACGTCAGTGCCGATAGCAGGCAGCAACACTTCTTTCTTGGCCTTCACTTCAACAATGTCATTCTCAATGTTGTATCGACGCTGGTTCAAGCGAGCAATTTCTTTGTCGATCTTAGCGAGCTTCTCTTCTTTGGTGAGAACGATAGGGGTAGCAGTAGCTTCTGTCATGGTTTTTCCTAGGTTGGTTAATTCCACTAGCTTTGTTTCACTAGCGGGTGCGGAATTGCACCCACAATGGGCCTAGTGCAAGCCCATTGCAGTTACATTAGCGCTTGGCCCAAGTGACTGGCACGTTCTTGTACAATGTAAGCAACTCAGCCAGAGCGTATGCCGCAGCGTAGTCAGTAAACCTCATGAGTTCACCACCTACTGTAGCCTGCTCACCCGTTTCAAGGTTCTCTACTGTGAACTTGTAGGGCTCGTCGCCATTGGCCCAAGTAACCACAACCAACGGATAGATAGGGCCTACTGAGTGGCGCTGCAATCCGCTGTCGGGCACATGGCCCTTAGCTACAGCCGCAACTGTTGCAGGGTCGGTGAAGGTGGCAGCGTAGGGAGTGTGCTTCTTGAAGTTGCCCTTGGCTACGGTCATTGAACCATCGGAGTATTCCATGTTTCGCCACCACTGCCCAGCAGTAAACGCAACGTCGATGATGTGGTCGGAGACTCTTAATACCTTAGCAATAGCACCCTTATCGTAAAACTTTACGCAGCTTGGCTTTACAGCGACTACGTAGTCGCCCACTTGTATGTTATTCATTCTTGTCTCCTAAGAACGTGAAGAAGTTAATGTTAAACGCGCCCCACTCACTAGCCCTTGGGCCAAACAGGTGCCCAATGCCTGTAACGTGGTCGTAGATAGCTATACAGTCTTGCTCAGTCGCTACCACAGCATCCCATAGCAGCATGTGCATGTTAGCGTCAGCCTGTAGGGTAGCATGCACTACACACAATGGCTCACCTAACCACACACGCTGTGGAGTTAACACAAGCTGGTGCTTAAACTCTGGTCGTGCTACTTCACGCAGCACTCGGGCTATGTGCCGAATACGACTAGCCACAGGCAGCACAGTACGGCCCCGGCCCTTGCCTAAGCCCCAGTTGATAGTGACCTCATGCCCAGCAGGCAAGGCCATAGTTTGCATACTAGCGCCCATAGCGGTTGTTATCACGTTGCCGTGTAACCCAATGGCGTATATACACAACGACTTGGTGCGGAGGATTGAGGCCAGCAGCTACTGCTTTCTCAATCTCTTCACCACCTTCAATGATAAGGCGTGGTGCGTTCATCGCCTTTAGCTCTGCGACAATCATATAAAATCCTCCGGTGTGGTAATGGCTAGCAAGATGATGGTGTTAAGGCGTGCCTCCGTCCATTGCCCGCGCTCTCCTAAATAGTAGTCGCTATGTGGGTAAGCACCCTCTCTACTAATAGTTAGATCGTGCATCTGGAGATAGGCGCTGTCGATTACGTTACCTTGACGCAACCTCATTTGCGCTTGTAGAGCATAACACAACCCGGCTGAGCCTAGGCTTGGAAGTGCGGCAGAGTGTAGAATCTCAATGGCTGCTTCATGGATGTTCATAGGTTCTCCTTAGTTGGTTAACAAAGGTGCACACCCTAAACTCCTGCACTGCATTATAAGTGCGCTGTCTAGTAGACATGGGATTAGCTTTCGCTGATTAAGATGTGCACCTTTGTCCTGTGTAGCTTTCGCAACATGCACAGAACGCAGGGCAGTTTACGTCAAGCTGACGGCTTTTAACGCTAAGCTCTACGGCATTGTGAGCTTACGCTAGACCATGCTTGTCTTCGCAGCCTCATGATGGAGAGGAAGGCCACCATTCTCACAGATTAACGCCATCTAAGAATTGGTAAGAGCTGGCGGCATTCCAACTATTACGCCGGAAGTATGCTAAAGGCATGGCATCAAGTTCCCGCGATGTTGTGTTCAACGCAAGACGCTTGCCCTTGTAGTTGGGTGCCCAAAGTAGTATGTCAGATTATGCCTTTATCGGATTCCAGCTTAATGCGCCTACATTATCGGCGGTTTCAGTCCGGTTACTAGAGCCGTTGCGTAAGCCTGTTACGACTTAAACGAATTATTAGGCTATTGCCCAACATACTGAGAAGCCCACTATTGCTAATGGGCAACTCGCTATGCTGATTAGATAACAGTTAGCGCGGCCTTGGTCTTGTCACCAACTAAGGTGAGCTTGTAGCCGTAAGACTCAGCCAAAGGTGCAAGCTGCTTGCGGTAGTCAGCATACGACACTTGAGCAGCAACATGGGCAGTCTCGCCCTTAACCAGCTTGCGCAGGTCAACTAAAAGCGAGCCAGTGACGTTAGCAAGCACGATATCATCAGCCAACTTAGCCACCTTAGCGTCAAGGGCAACTTGCGCCGCATGGCGTTCGTCTTCTACCTCAGCAGCACGGCGCAACTCGGCAGCACGGGCCGCATGGTCTACGGCTGCTACCTCCACATAGCAGGCATCATGCACCGTATGGCGCACCTTGGGCGCTGGAGACATGGCTTTATTAAAGGCATACAGGGAGTCCTTGTCATTCATATACACAGTTCCTCTAAAACAGTGCGGGAGTGCACTAAGAAGCCCACTCGTGAGAGTAGGCAACTTGGTAAACTCACTTAGTCCAATGCCAAGGCTTAGCGTTACGGCAGCAATAGCCGCATGTAAAGCTACGCTCGCAGTAGCACTGGTCCTGTACGTAAAGGCCAATAGCCCCACGGTGCATGCTCAAACTCATACTCGGCCTCACCTACTATTAGCTTAAACAAGCGCTTCACCTACAGCCGGTGCAGTCACCGTAGCTGGCACCTTCTCTGGTGCAATATCAGCCAATGCAGCAACCTTCACGAGCTTGTCATGGTCTACACCATTAGACGCAGCTTTCTTAAGCAGTTGCATCATAGCCACTTGGAAGTCAAAAGCCTTAGCCGTAGCTGTGGCTTTATCGTCAGCGAACATAAACCAAGGCTTAGCGCTTGCAGCCTCAATGTCTGTTGTTTTGCCCTTAGCATAAACCAAGGGCTGGCTAGCCTTTGTAACCTTGTCAGTATTCTTGACAAACTTACCGAAGGCCATTGCCCACTCTAAGAATGCTTGATGCTGTGTACGGCGCAGCACATTAACCAAGCGGTTCATTGGCATAGTGTCGCCGTGCTTTTCGGTATGCTCAAGGCAAGCCATGCCTAATTCGTGAATGTCACTCTCCACCTTAAGGTTAGCACGGCCAAGAGCATCAATACGGCTATTCAGTTCTTTTGTATCCATTTAATCACCTCATTTAAGTTAAGCTAGAAAAGCCTAGCTGTAAACGTATCTATAGATCATGCACTCAAGCTGATACATCAAAGATACGTTTACAGATAGACTCAATCTATCCTGTAACAGTTAGCCTCAATAAGCTAGTATATAACCCGTAGGTATTCGCTGCTAAGTATCCTCATGAAACTCTATCGCATGGATTAACCTTACATCACAAAGCATCTTAATAGATACAAGCTCAGTAAGCCAAACAATAGATGCAATCAGCCTATACAGCATCTACTCTGTTACTTCCCATCGGGCATAGATAGAACGTGCAACGTGGAGAGCACTTGGCGCAGGTATACCCTTGCCATCTATCATCAAAGCCGTCATAAGCCATAAAGCTCTACAGATAGACCATTAAGCCTTGCCTGTATCACCGTATAACCCTTTGTGATTCACATCACATTTAATCTAACATGGCTGCATTGTAGCATACTTAAACACTACTTGCAACCCAGCTACCTTAAGCCTTCAATCTTCGATTGTCAGCTAATCGGTACGCTATTGTATCACACTTTGCAACGCTCAGCAATTAAGCTTCGCTAGGTCAACATTTACAGATATGCGTTAGGCCTACATCTTCAACCCATTAGGCGCTTAGTATCGTTAAGCGCTAGCACTATCTAGTCAACCATGTATGCATTGTATCACACATTTAGTTCATGCTTTGTAGCCTGCTATAGCCTTCAGTCGTAGACTGTAAGCATCTAGTTGTTTACTAGCATGCCGCTATTGTATATCTCTAACCTTACAGCTAACTTACAGCCTACATCTGTATGGCTATCTTATATAGTCATAGTCCTATCGCCCTAGTAGCGCTTAGTCCTATAGCCTTCTATACGTCTAGTCCTGTAGTCTTATCTATTCGCTCTGTCCTATAGTTCTATGCATAGTCTATTGTCCTATGCTATGTGGATAGTCGTACTCTCAGGCTTTCTATGGCTTACATCTTCGCTGCCGCTCGATGCTAATAGATGCAGTGCAGCTTACATAGTGAATAGCGTTTGTTATGGTGGTACAGGTACTAAATCTAACCTTTGCCCGTAGCATGGCAGAGAGATGAGGCCAATGGAGCGGCAGCGACTACGGCAAGGCTAAGCATCAAGCCTACAGGCTAGCAACACTAGGCAATGTGTAAGCCTATCAGGCAGCAAAGCGCAAACAGTAGGCAACAAGCAAACAGATACCCACACGCCCGCGCCCACACTGTGAGCCATGCGCTACAGGCCCGGCAAGGCCGTTTATAGGCCCGTGAAGGCCTACAATCTGCCCGGCCTAGGGCTACATACCGGCCCAAGCCCGGCGCCTGCTGTAGGCCCTCTAGCCAGCCCACCCAGCCCCGCGCAGTAGGCCACTGGGGGAAACTAGGGTGGGATTAGTTGGAGGTGCCCCCTCGCAAATTTATAATAAAATTAGCATCAGCTAATAAGCGCTACGCATAGGTCTTATTGCTAAGCCTAGATTCTACGACTACTGACCCACCCACCCGAGCGCTCATGCGGAAGCGTACATTAGCAAAGCCTTGCGCGTCTACCCGCCACCCGCTAGTCGGTAAGGTGCTAATAGCAGGCGTTACTGCGATTGGAGTACCGGGTGTAAGGTCTGGCGTGGGCATCAAGTGCGCTGTTACCCACGGCCCGTCGTCGCTAAGCTGTCCCTCGGCTACAAACGTGATACCGCTAGCGCTTGCTACACTAAATATGCAGAAAAGAATACTAGCAGCGTCACCTACTATAACCGTGTGTGCGGCATTGACAGCCGCCAGTGACGCGCTTTTTGAGTACGCGTTAATTTCAGAATAGCTCATATTACTTAGCCCACTCGCGTAGGCTTCCTTTATCTATGTTACATTGGGCTAGAGCCTTACGATACTCTAGGATAGTCCATGCTAGGTCACCATTAGTCTCATGGCGCTCTAACACTTCGGGGCAAGCGGCCAGCAAGTCTACTGGGGGTAGCTCTCGGACGTATTTTGTGGTGGTACACCCCGGCACAGCCAGAAACACCAGCAGCAAAAGGCCCAGCAAGGCCACTTTACGGCCCACGGAGAGCCTTTTGAACTTCGTCAGGTACATGGGTATCACTCCAAGAGTTATTGCGCTGTAGGGCTTCTGCGAGGTTTCGCTGGGCCTGAGCCAATTTGCGGGTCGTGGAGGCTATTTCAGCCTGTCGGGCTACCAGCACCTGTCGGTCGCGTTTTGAAGCCTCTGCTGCCCGATCTGCGGCCTCGACGAGTACGGTATTTTCAACGCGCAGTGTGGCGTTAGTGGTATACTGGCTCTTTAGTAGCCAGCCCGTAGCACCTAGCAGGGCTAGCAGTACGGTAATGATGGTAAAATACACTCTGTTCATAGGACTAGCCCCGTTAGTTGTTGAATGCGTTTAGCGTGGTACTGGAATAGCTTGCCATGATGGGTAGCTTTGCCTTGCTCATGCTGCAATTGATGCACCATTTCATGAGCAAGGGTTGCCAGTAGCAACTGCTTAGTCTTTACAGCCCCGTCTATGTGGATTCGATTAGCTTGGTCACAGGGCATGAAGTACCCCCACACTGGCTCAGCAAAGGTGTCTGTGCTTGGGCCAAAGCTAAGCGCGACTTTACGGAGCTTACCCCCAAAAAGGGTTCGGTTAAGCCGCGAATGCCAGTAGCGCAGAAGGCGAATGCTCAGGTCTACGGGCGCATGGCCTGACTTGGCAAGGTGCTTCTTGAGCGCTACCCTGAGTGCTATTGTTTGCTTGGTGACGGACACGAGGGCAACCTTTCTCCCATTGGGCACGTTCACTAGCTCGGCGGGTAACCAGACCGGGTAGCTCTCTGCCACCCGCCTTTGTCCAGCGGCTAAACTCTTTACCAGCGCCCCAGCAATCGTCAGCGTTTACCTTACGAAGCATAGTGCTCTTGGCAAAGGCAGTCTCGCCTACGTTAAACACAAAGCTGGTAAGCGCATCGAATTGCTCTTGGGTAAGTGGAACTGTGACCAAGCGCTTAACCGCATTCTCCGCATGCTTCACGTCTTGCTTGAGCAAGGCTTCACATTCAACGGCGGTCTTTACTTGACCCAGCTTAGCCGTAGCAGTGTGACCCGCACATACAGTCACCACGCCCACTGGGTCAACATAAGCAACTTTGCGCATGCCTTCATGGGCCACGATAGCGCCAGCCCCTACGCTACTAAGCGCAAGGGCGGTAACTACTAGGCGACTTTTAAGGGTGTCTAGTAGTGCCATGTTAGATCGTGTTGGTTACAGCAGTAGCACCAAAGCTAGCGGCGTAGTTCAGGGACTCATCTTGCAAACGCTTGGCGACTGTACTACTTTGGGTGTACGCTACGCTCACGGCACCAGCAGCCAATGGGGCGTTCAGGGTCAAGTAGACAAAAGGGCCGTCAATCACTACCTTGGTAACGGTACGTGCTTGCACAGTAACAGCAAAGTCTGTAACGTCGGGTACGTGGGCCTTGTCCAAACCTTCTCCGTAAGTCAGTGTAATGAGGGATGGGTTAGCTGCGGTAGCCGAGCGGGCAGTGATAGCCGGAGCGGTAACGTCGAGCAAGGTGCTCAGGGCAGCAGTGCAAGCGGTGAAGAAGTCAGACAGGGGTTTAGCCGAGCTAGACTTACCGCCGTTCCCGGGAATGCCTGCGTTGATTTCAACAGCACTGATAGCCTTAGCAGCTTCAATGCGAATACGGATGCCGTTGGATAGCAAGCCGGGAGAGGGGAGAGTTTCTACACGCATAGGTGTCCTTTAGAGTGAGGCGGTCGATTTAACGACGGCGCTTAAGCATACTGTCCCGCTTGTGCGGAGTAACAGAATACCGATTATAACCCAGTGGGTCAGCGATTGCCTTGGCGTGAGCTTTGGCAGCGAGGGAAGCGAGGTGCTTCCTTTGGTCTAAGGCAAGGGCCTCAGTGAAATGGCGAACCATTCCCTCTACAGCGTCTAGCCTATCGTCATGGACAAGCGCATTGCGCGTCTTGCTGATTTTGGCTAGCTGATAAAAGAAGCTGTAGGTGAGCCGCGCTGCGGGTGCATGCGAGCTACTTGTCTCAAGGTCATGCCTCACGGCATCCTCTGTAATAATCAGCGACCCTCGGCCCATCACGGGTTCTAGGGTGTTGATGATACGGGCCTCTTTTTGGCCGGTTACCAGATCGTCAGCAATGCCAGCGTTGGGCAAGGCTTTACGAAGCACTGGTGTGAACACGGCACGGAACGCGCCGAAGCCCATGTTTTTCTCTATCTTAACTACCATTTGACCAGCCCCCATGCTCTCGAAGGGCTTGAGCCTCTGAGCCAGAGTGGTTAGTTTGTCGGGGTCATACCCGCCGGGAATACCCCCGACGCTGAGCAAGTACACGTTGCCATTAAGAAATCCCCCAACTGCATAAGCAGTCTCATCCCCGTTAGCGCCACCGCCAGCCGGGTCTATGTACGCCACAATGGATTGCAGCTTAGATGTTTCCTTGCTTATGTCGTGCGGCATGCTTAGCTTAAAGGCATGCTCGTGAACTACATAGTCCTTAAGCGCCGTAGCCACCATGCCACGAACAACGGTCAGCGGAAACTGATCGCCACCGGGCTGTATCACGGTGATACGCTCGGCTTTGAGCGGATAGCGCAAGGCATCCATCATCGCAGTATTCAGCATGTGCTGTAACTGGAAGTATGCTGTACCTTGGTCGCGCTCTTTCTTCTGCAAAGTCTCTTCGTCTAGCAAGGCCGCATCAATCGGCTGGCCTTGGTCGCCCAGCAGCCCGCCGCCTGTCGCCAAGCTAGGGTCGCGCCCTAGCCGGGTGGCTATCAGAGGGGCCAGAGAAGCCCCGTAGTGCTCGCGTTGCGCGGGCGTGGGGTACCTACCGGGCCAAATGCGCGTAACCACGCCGCGGGCCGGGAGGCTGTTGTAAATCGACTCCATCGTTTGTGGAGTACCCAGCCAAATGATACGCCCGGTCTGGTTGATAGAGGTAAAGTCTTTGGTCAGGTGAAGCAGCTTAGCCCGTTGTGTGGGCGTAGCAGAGTTCTTGCTTGACTCAATATCGTCAGGGATAAGCAAGTCAGCACGGCGACCCTGCAAGTTAGCGTCGATACCGATACAGTCAACCGAGGCCGACTTATCAATGCCCTTAAGGCTATGGTGAATATCAAAGCCCTCAACTGAGGTACGGTCACCGGCACTCTTATCAGGGCGCATGCATGCGAGAACGTCCATGTTCATAATGATACGGACGATCAGGGTAGCAATATCCGTGGCTTGGTCGCCACCTGCGGATACGATGAGCGTACGCCCAGCGGGGTTATGGATTAAGTACCATACGCAGAATGCAGCAGCAATGGTGGTCTTAGCCTGCGAGCGCTGCGCCTGTACCATAAGGTACTGCGGGCCGTAGGCTATGTAGCCACCAATGTCTTTCTGTATCTCTGTAGTGCTAAACCCTAGCTCATCCATCACATCCTCAAGGAATGGAATAAACGAGCTATAGTGTTGTTGCACAAGCGTGAGTTGTTCCCACCGGGCTTGCGCTAAGGGTAGGGACTCTCTTGCTCTCATTGAATCATACCCCCGCCACCGAAGCGCTCAGCAAAGGCCTCGGCTGCTGCGTCAAGCATAGCAGGGGGCAACTTCTTCTGACGGCGAGCCTTGAGGGATTCGCCAAGCTCTCGGAGAGCGGCGTTATCCTCGGCATCGGCAGTGATGTTGTTGTTCTTAAGATAAGCAATAGCCGCCCCTAACAGTGCCGGACTTGGGCGAACAACTTTACTGCTACCGTCTTCTAGTGTTTCAGTGTAACCTACTACTTGTTCGGTTAGCGCCTTGGCTACCTGTGCGTGTAGCTCGCCTAATATTTTTTCACTTGCGGCCATTGCGAACCTTTCTCGGTATCCACCACTTATCCCTAAGCAGGAAGTAGGTTTGGAACACGGTATAGACGAGGGTGGCTAATAGCACCCAATCAGATAGCCCTACCCCAAACAGAGTAAGGCCACCAACGGTGAGCGTAGGGGCTGCTTTAAGCCCTTCGGTTATGTCAGGGTGGTTCATCTTTAATATGTCCGGGGTCGAAAAAGTTAAGGTAGGGAATTACTACGCGAGCAACAAAGCGTTGCCAGCGGTTGCCTTTACGTAGGCGGTATAAGCGATGACTGAATGTGGGTTCGGTACGCAGAGGGAATTGCCAAGTAAGCAAAGCAAGCTCTGTGTAGTTGGCTATAACGTCGATTACGCCAGTCACAAAGGCGAGTGGCAGCAGCGCTGACCAAGCCCCGCCGCGTTTATACTGTATCGCTATAGGATACAAAAGAGCAAGGGCGAGGCTTATCATGGCACCAGCGCCCGCAGTGGTTCAATGGCTTGCTCTAGCTCCCACATGAGCTTAAAGCCGGGGTCGGTGTCTACCAGTGTGGATATGACTTGCGCTTTCACCGCTTCGGCAGGGTAGGCTTGCAGCATGGCTACGACCTCGGGCCGCTCCATTGCCTTGTCCACTACCGCCATCAACAGTGTTTGGCGAACGACCTTTGCAGAATCATCGGCTTTGGCTGCTTCGATTGCTCGGATTTGCTCTAGTGGTGTGGAGCCGGGAGGGGCGGGCATTGCTGCAATTGCGTCGAGCTCAGCCTGAGTGAGTTCGTGTTCTACGACTTCACCAGTTAGGCAGTTCACTTCTTTACGTGTTGGCATTTAGAACTCCCAAAATACGTTGGCTGAGCCTAGGTCTAGGGTGTCCGTGCCATTCACGCTGGTAACTCTGACTTGCGTAAGAGTGTCCGACAGCGATTTGGAACCAGCGCCAGACCTTGCGATGTTGGAAGCTGGGTGACCTGTGTTAAACGAACACATCCAGTTGTTTCCATCAATGCGGGTCAAAACCATGACGCAATCTAGTGTCTGCGCGGCAGTCGCCACATCCGTCACTCGGAAGCCGGTACTAAACCACGCGCTCAATGGGTTCAATCCACCTGAGTACCCGGAGTTTTCAACACCCCCGGAGTCACCGAGCTGTACCATGTAATCGCTAGTACCAGAAAGACTGCATCCACGAAGCATCACCGTGATGCGGTTTACGCCAGCGGGGATGCCGGTGAAATCAACGCTTGTCCCGCTGGTTGTGGGTACAGCCGTGCCTCGGTTGATGCTGTTACCGGAGAAGTACGCCCAGTCAGTATTGAGCACATGCCCCGAACCCGTAGTTAACCGCCGCCAGCCAGAAATTCTGCTGATGGTAGTAAACTCTAGCACAAGGTCGCCAGCGACGTAGCTCCCCGAGACAGGCATACCAGAAGCAAGGTCGATGCTACCCGTACTCAGAAATCTTAGGCCTCTTGCGACAAGACCAGACAAGCTCGTAATGTCCGTGTTAGCCCCACGCAGGGCGAACGTAGCTGACAGAGCAGTAGTTAAGACTGACTTAAGGTTAGCCCACGTAAATCTTTTAAGGACAAAGCTAGCAGCACTGTCGAGAAATGTAAACTCGTCGGCATCCACCGGAGTCGCTTTAACAGCAGCACCACTAAGGCTAGTAAGTTGCAACGCGCTGTCGGCCTTAGCGCCTTGGGCAGCAGTGGCGAAGCTAGCAGGGTTGATTGATGCAGCACTCGCGGCAGCAGCGGCAGCCGCGGCAATAGCTGAATCAGCCTCTGCGGTAGCCGTAGCAGCCGCAGCGTCTACGCTTGCAGCACTAGCAGCAGCCTCAGCAGCAGCAGTAGCCGCAGACTCGGCAGCCTCAATAGCGCCCTGAATGTCGCTAGAATTAACAGTATCAATAGCCTCGGCAGCAACCATGACGGCCTGCTTAGCGTTAGTGTCTAGGGATAACTCGCTAAAGCTAGTCTCGTCAACAAAGTTAACTAGCGGTGCATCCTTCGGGGTGTCCCGGTAAATAGTTAGCACTAGGCCATCGGCTAGTGCCGGGGTGATCTGTAGCTGGAACTCCCCAATTAGCATAGGCTCCGTAACGACTATCTCGTTACGTGCGCCCAAAGAATCTGTCGTGTAAGCCTTAACGTGAGAGGGGTCTAAGTACCCACTAGCAAACGAGAAGTCCCACACAGTAGTGGAGCCGTCCGTATCGTATACTGTTCGGCTGAGCAGTTGCTCGATTGGTGTAGGCATTCGCCCTCCTAAGAAAGAAACCCCTCCGGTTAGGGAGGGGTAAGTTGTGTTACAGGTACTGAATCAGTCCCGCTCTGGTTTTGGTATTGTGTTAAGCAGCGGGATGAGGTAAGGCACCCTACCAAATGGTAATAGCTTAGACCCCTCTTTGAAATCATCGGGGCTTTGAGCATACTTCCACAAGTCGTTAACCAAGTCTGCCGAAGGAGCAATGAACGACCCAATAAAGTCGGACTCAGTGCCCACTCTTGTGCCAGCTTGCTGTAGCCCAGTAGCTTTCTTAAACTCGTCGGGCGACACAGCAGTTAGTAGCTGCATAAAGTCTCCGAACAACCCGGACATAGCCACGTAGTTCATAGTAGCCATAGCAATAGCTTGAGGAGTAAGTCGTTGGTCGATAAACTCTTGCTGGTCTTCCCGCCCAATGCTGGCAGCGTAAACGCGAGCCATGTGCAGAGGTGCCGCAATGCTCATGGAGCCGACAAGTATGCCTAGGGCAGCCGCAACTCCGCGAGTATTAACTTGCCTACCCCATTGCTTTTCCATAGCAATAATAGGGAATGATCGAAATTGGAGCAGCAGCTTAAGCCAACCGTCATGTGCCCATTTACCCCGCTCACCAATAAAGGTGCCTTGGATAATCTGGTTAACGCCACGGTGGACTACCTGCACTAGCTCGCTTGCCGCAGCTTGGTCAGCCATCTTGGTTATGTCTAGCGCTTTTAGCGAGCCGTTGGGTGCAAACACCGCGATGTTAGGTAACTCGGCTTCTAGCTTGGCGCGTAGCTCCGGCGTAATGCCAAAGCCCTGCAAGGCTGCATCCTCTTTACCCTCTCGGATATAGCGAAAGACCTTCTTCGTCACTTGCTCCGCCATGCCCCGCTGCTGTGTGCTGTGTATCAGCCGCCAGCCTGAGAGCTTAGCTTGCAAGTAGCCGCCGCCACGTAAGAGCCTGTCAGTCATCGTCAAGGTATCCTGCCCGTAGGTAGGGTACGCATGGTCGGGGCTGTCATAAGGAAGTACAACACGATGGCTGTCTAATCCAAACTCCGTTCCGGTAGTTTCTAGGCTACCTATGATTGGGTTATCTACTACCTCGCCACGGACTAGCGCATCAATCTCTCCCTTAAGTCTCGGGATGCCAGCGATGCTATCTAGGGTCTTCATAGCCCCTACGTGAAACACGCCGTTAATCACCTCACCTAACTGGTTGATAACGCTGCTACCCATGCGGATAAGCACGTTAGCGCTCATGGCTCGCTCCATCCACTTAGTCGCCTTAGTGCCAAAGGGGTCACCGAACATTTCGGCAGCCGCTTGGTCAAAGGCTTCTAGCTGTTGGTCGTTAGCTTTCTTACCGTCTTCGCCATACTGCATTGCTTCTCGCAGCAACTCCATCCCGGGCTTGCCCTTGATGCCTTTGCTCATTAGCGCAACTTCGCCGCTAGCCCGCTGCGCTTGCGCTCTAATCAAGGTTATCGGGTCAGTCTCGAATACATCGAGCAGCTTAAAAGGCCCTTGCGGGGTTTCGTACACACGGTGCAAGTCTAGGTTCAAGCGTTTCTTCGTGAAGTTGGCAGCGCCTTTGGTAAAGCTAGCCATGTGGTCAGCTATGACCTGCTCTGGCAGCTTAAGGCCAATCAAGGCCTCACGCACCAGCTCGGAAGACTCGGCGCTGTTACCGCCCACGGTACTCGAAAAGTCACCGTTAGCCCGCTTGACTACGCGCTCCATGTACTTAGACGCGAGCTTGTCGGCAAACGTCATGTCCCACCCTTCGATGGTCACGAACTGGTCTACTAGCGCACTATGCAAAATACGGCTCTGCTCGTTGGTCAGGCCGCGCACTAGCGCTGGGCTAATCCTGTGAGTCATGTAGGCTTCTTTGCCGTCGAGCGCTTCGTGACCCAGCGTCTTGGCACTGATCTGCTCGTCAGCACTGCGCTTAAACGCAGCCTGCATAGCATCAGCAGCTTTAACTACCGCCGCGCTAGGGATGCTCGCCGGGGTCTGTGCAACGTAGCCAGCTTGGCCCCGGCGCTCAACCTCTTCAAACACGAGCTTGTTGAACTCTTTGCGATACTCCCCGCCACTAAACGAATCCTTGATACTCCCGGGCTTGTCGCTAACCCATAGGTCAAACGAGCGCTCTACATCTAGCAGGGCATTGCCTAATATCCGGCGCTCTATGATATACTTAGTGATAGCTGCGGTAGACTTACGCACACCCGCAACGCCGCTGCTGTCTTCAAGCAACTCGCTAGCAATCATACGTACCAAGGGGCTATCAGACTTGAGCATGACTAAGCCGATAGACGCGACATTAAACACATCGTTGTCAGCCCAGTTCTTAGCTCGATTGTCCCATGCCTCATCCTTGGGGTTGTCGATAGCCCATTTCTCGGCCTTCTGGTGTAGCGCCTTCATCGCTTGAGCCTTCTTACGCTCAGCAGGTGTGCTAACGGGCAAGTTAGACAAGCCGTACTTGATAGCGTCGGGGTCATTCAGGAACTCGTTAACAACTGCCACGGCTTGCCGTGTTGGCGCATCGGCTTGCGCCAGCTTAGTAAGGGCTACGTCAGCAGCCAAGGAATCGAAGAGAGCCTTGTATTCATTGGTTACCCCGATGTTCTGGCGCTTCGCCAAACCTAAGAATTCTAGGGCCTGCTGTATAGCAGCCTTCAAAACTGCGACTGTGCCTTTAGCCAAGCCGAGCTTGTTGGCTCCGTTAACATCGTCTTCCACGTACTTGACAAACTGCTCCGCACTGAACTCGTCCCAGTTCCGCTCGTAGGCCGACACCAGTTCTGGTGTGTTAGTCTGCTCGGGGGCTTGGTCGGAGTTGAGTAAGCTGAATCGTTTACTGCGAGCAACGTCAGGGTTAGTCTCGTCTAGGAAATCCTGAAACGCTTTAACCAAGCCTGCTCGCTCTTTGGGTGCCAGTGTGCTTATGTTCTTGTTGAACACAGCGTGGCCTATCTCATGCACTACCGAGCGAATCTGCTGAGTAACGCTGAGTTCGGGGTCTACCCGTATCATCGCAGCACGGCTGCTCACTTGCACAACGTCAGCGTTAGCGAAGATGGTGTCACCGTTAGGAAGGTCTAGCGGAATCTTCTCACCGGCAATGGTAAACCGGAAGTCATCGCCTAAGAACTTGCGAGTCAGCCGCATGGCTGTGTCTACAGCGGGCTTCATCTTGACAGGAACTGCTGAGCCTACAAAGTGCACACCCGGTGGCAGCGCATGCAAGTCTGCCAGCGTCTTAACCGTGCCCTGTGTCCGTGCTGGTATAGCGTCAGCATGAACGCCACCGGGCAAGAACTCTTCTTCACGCCATGTCAGCAGCGTAGCCGTGTCGTACTCAGCCTTGGGTTGGTTGATCGTTGGCAAGTCGTTAGACACCTTAAGTGCAGCGCCTTCCGGTACTTCTACATCGAACACGCCACGCTGCTCGGTGTTAACTCGCACTTGTGCTGCTGTGTCGGCCTGCTTGAGAGCCTGCACCTCGGCGATGATCGCCTCTGGCGTGGCGCTCGGCCCGAGCTTGGCAGAGGCCCTTTCGGCATAAGCAAGCTCTTCGGTAAACTTAGCAGCCTTTGCTCGCTCGACTGTCTCAGCGGCGATTTTGAGAGCACCAGAACGTGCGCTCCAGCCGCCAGTAGCAACGCCAATAAAAGCGTCAGCTACGAGATTAATGCCGGTGTCGGCTAGGTCGAATTTGCCATCAGCCGTTTGTAGAGCAGCCTCTACCGCTGTGCCCGTTATCAGGTTCTCGGTGGCCCCACGGGCCATAGCTGCGCCATAGCGCCCAGCGCGAGCTGCCGCAGTAGCGGAGTAACCTGCCTTGGCAAAAGCTGCCCCACCTGCGAAGCCAGTCACCCAGTTGGTGGCCGAAAGCAGCTCGCCGCCAAAGCTCATTGCTGTAGCAGCGACTGGCCCGCTGCGCCCGATAGTCTGTAATCGCATCTGCTCATCGTCAAAGTCTCGTAGTACCTTCTCAGCCTCTAGGGTACTCTTAGATTTAGCAAACGCGTCCAGTAAGTCACGGTCGGCGTTAGCTGGCAGCTTCGCGAAGTCGGGCTTAAACCCCGACTCTTCGGGGTAGTTGGTAGAAAAGAATACACGATTAACGAGTTGGTCGGTATTGCCCCCGAGTACCGCGCCGAGGGTGCCTAGTACCCCCGGTGTGACAGAGTTCGTGCGTATAGCGTCTTCGGTGCGAATAGCTAGGCCAGTATAGTTCATGTTGAACTTACTGCTGTCCAGTCTACGCGCATCCTCAAACTGGGTTGTGCCCTCTACTAGCGCTTCAAAGCGGCTAGGTGGCTTGGTTGCTGGGACTGCCACGTTAGGCGTACCACCAGCAATCCGCACAATCTTGTTAACGTAGTCGGGGTCTTCGGCATACCCGCCTGCTTTAAGGGCTGTAGCAAAACCCTCTACACTTTTCTGCCCGACAGCCTTGGGGTACTTGCGCTGTATCAGGCTAGCAAAGTCATCAGCAAATTCGTCTACGCTCTGGTAGGCGCGATACTTGTCGATGCTCTTCGTTGCGTTATCTTTGGCAACAACGCCTTTACCGCTAAAGTCTTTGATGTTGCCTAAGTTGTTTGTACCGGGTACGATGGATTTACCGTAGCCAGTTTCCAGCGCCCACTGAGCCAGCAATGCCTCAGCGGGCACCCCCAGCTTTTCTGCGGTACGCTGGGCTACATCTTGGTACTGTAGGTTAAAAGCGTTCTTGTCCATTAATAGTCCTATCTAGGTTGTCCAAAGGGTTCAAATTTACTAACCCCGGTTACGGGGTTACGAACCACTTTAGGTTTCATACTCTTTAGCTTCTCAGCTTCTTGCAGCTTAGCCGGGGTTACTGTTCCACGACGGGCGTTCCAGTCAGTGAGCACTTTGTCAGCAGGCAGAATTACAAACTCTACCTTACCGCTGCCGCCCTCGCCTGTAGTGTCGTTCTCAATTAGAAACTGTGGCACACCCTTGTTATCCTCGCCTTGGTAAACACCCTTGACCTTGGTAAAACCTGCTGCCTCGGCTAGCTGGCTCACCGAGTAATCAAAAGCCGCGTCAAGCTCGTGGCCGGGGATACGGAGAGTGTTGTCATCGCCTTCTTTACCCAACTCCGCAGCCGCAAACGCTCGCAGGTTTGTAGCCCCGGCGGGTGTCCACCAGTGGTACCCCCCCGTTACGTTTAGCCCACGCAATTCTCTCACCGCTGCCGGTACAGCAACTTCTACACTCAGTTCGGTGTTAAGGTGCGGCGAGAGTATATCTAGTAGCGCCTTTGGATTCTTGGCGGGCATGTAGCTATGGAACCAAGGGTTCTCTGATAGCAGCGCCTCGCCCTTTTTACGCTCTTCTTTGCTTAACGGCTTTGGCTTCACTACGCGAGTAGCCTCGGTGTAAGCAGCTACCATGTGCTCTTCCTTCATGGTCGCTGGGTCGCGGCCTGCAAAGAACTTGTGGTACCGTGCCATGACTTCTTTATAGTCACCTGCATAGACCTGAGCAGCAGCCTCTCCCCGATCACCCGACGCTTTTACAAGCGGTAGGTAGAACTGCATGTACGCTCGATGCAACATTACAGGCTTAGCTTTGGGGTCTACAACACCCTTAGCTGCATCCTCTGGTGATACTGCGCCCAGTGCAGCGCCAAAGGAACTCTGCGCGAGTATCTTAAACTGCTTGTCCACGTTGTCGTTGTCAAGGCCTGCTACCCGCATCCAAGGGGCGGCAGCAGGGTTCTTGGCTTCAGCCATCGCCCACGCTGCCCTGCTTTGGTCTTCTGTCAATCCGTGCGTAGTGAGGCCGTTGGCAATTCTTCCAGCGGCCTCTGTGGACTCGTCTATCTTTGCTTGATCTTGAGCAACTTTGGTAGTAGCCGTCCTCTGCAAATTACGCAAGCGCTCTTGATCTTGGTAGAACGCCACATCGTTGCGCAAGAGGTCTTTAGCTAAATCACTAGAGTCGCGGAATCTAGCTGGGTCTCCAGTAAGGCGAGTGTACTCCTTGTTCAGCGCCTCTGTGCGCGAGATAATCTCTTCTTTCGGCACCCCTCGCTGAGAAGCGAAGACTAGGTCAGAGAGTTCCTGCGAGAACTCTACAGGCAAGTTAATTCGAGCCTCAGCTTGGGCTTGCCTATAAGCAGTACGTATTGCACTAGCTACTGGAATTTCCATTTTGTCCAACTGTTCCGATCGCTCAAGCACTGAGTAAGGCGCAAAGTTGCCCGCTGCCAAAGACTTGGCTACAGTGCCTAGAACGATCTTCTGGTGGACGGCTTTATCCATGCCGGGTGGCGGCATAGAGAATGAAGCAGACAAGTCTAGCGCAGCCTTTAGCACCATGCCCGCAGCCGCCACATCGCCTGACTGTGTTAAGTCATCGTCTTTATACGCACCGTTGCGAACTGCTTTGTTCAACGCTTCTAGGTAGGCTACCTTACCCAGCTGGTCAGCGGCCATATTTTCGGCTAGCAGCTCGTTCTTATACGCTAGGTGGTTCTTAGCTTGTGCCCCAAGAATATCTGGCAGCTTCTGTGTTAGCTGCTGCATGACCAGCATATCCGTTGTAGCATCCCCAGTGTTTGCTTGTAGCAGTTTGTCTGCCGTGTACTGGCTAAACTCGGTTGCGCTTAGTTTGCGTAACTCGGGCATTTCTTCTACCAGCTTAGCCACTACAGTGGCTGCTGTCGCACTAGCTGTATACGCCCTAGCACCATCAACTAGACTAGTGGGGCCGAACACTTTTGAGTACCAAGGCTGCTCTTCTACAATCTCAGTGATCGCCTCATTTTGGGCAGCTCTCTGCATGCCCCGAGCGTAAGCCTCTTTCTTAACCTGCTCTACGTGCGGCTTGACAAGCTCTCCGCCTAACTTCATGAGCGCAGCAAAGGTGGGGTCAGGCTGGGCCGGAGCTACCTGTAGCGCCTGAGCAGTCAGCCTAGCGCCACCTTGCCCGGGCGCGTTGCGAATCATCTGGCGTTGCGTAGAGCCCGTCTGTGGGATACCGCCCCCACCATCAGCCGTGAATGTCACGGTCTGCCCTAGGCCCTCTGTGGGTGCGCCTAGTGTGTTATCGTTAGCCATTAAGTATCCTTGTTAGAAAGCAGACCAGTCGGTAGCAGCATCGCCAGCCCCTTGGTTGCCTATGAGGTATCTGTCCATTGGGCTAGCCCCGCCTTGTTTCTTGAAGAAGCCGCCAACCTTAGCGCTTACGTCTGCCATGTCCTTACTGTCTTGCCCTGCGATAAGGTCAAAGAACACATTGCTGTTGCTGCTACGCCTAACGGCAACGTCCCGGCTGTAGTCCATCGTGGCGGTGAGGTCGCTGGTGTCTAGCGAGTCCCACCCTGCCTGCATAATTCTGGCAGCCTGTTTGCTAGCGTCGTAGTCTGCAAACTTGAGCATGGACTCGGTGCGCTGCTGAATGCGGGATTGCCGCAGCGCCGTGGCAGCCCGTACAACGTCCACCACGCCCCCTGTGAGGCCCGAGAAGGCCGCAGCACTGGCTTGGGCACCTTCCCTCTCAGCCGCTGCGATCTGCTCTTCTACGGAGCTTGTAAGCCCCGCGTCCCGCTGGCGGCGAAAATTCACCGTAGCAGCCTCGGCAGCACTCCCGGCGTTTTCCAGCAGGCGCTTGTTGTTTACACTCTGGTTATAGTACGCGAGGGTACTCCGCGCAGCGGCTAGCTTGTTGTTAGCTCCGCGCACTAAATTGCTAGCGTAGGTATTAGCCTCGTTGACTATATTGCTAGCCTCTACGTCAGCATCTTTTAGGTAGCTAGCAGAGAGTGTGCTAATCGCCTGCGCCCCCATCTTGGCAGCTTGTATCCAACTCATATTAAAACCTCTGCACTCTGTTAAAGAACTGTCCTACCCACTCAAGGGCAGTGACTGTGAATGGGTACCAGCGGCGAGCAGCGATCTTCAAACTATATTCGCGTGTCTCGATACCAACAGGTACGCTATGGGTGCCTGTACTGATAGGCTCAACGCCGACCAGATTGCTAGGGCTGCCCATGATGCGCCCATTAAACTCTACAGGAGCCTGCGATACACCCCGGTACGTGAGGGTAGACCTAAAGCCAATGCTGTCCTTAAAGGCCACTAGCAGCTTGCTGATTGTTAGTCGGCCCGATATGATAGCCTTGCCTTTGCCATCCCGCATGAACGGATTAGTAGGTATGAAGTACGCGTCGTTACCCGCCCCTACGGTTAGCCCGGGTTCTCCCGGATAAGAGGCTAGCAAGTCAGCCGCGTTGGCTAGAGCCGTGCCCGTAAACCTGCGCTCGCTTGTTGTGTCATAAGCTGCTACCCAGCCCGCACCACTGGATGCGGTAACGCTACCCGTACCACTGACTACACTCGCCCAAGGGCGGTTGCTGTCTAGGTAGGGCTTGCTGCTCTGGCTAGTAGCGATAGCTTGGAAGTCAGCTATCGTGTAGAACGTGCCTGCCGCAGACTCTCTCAGGAAGTAGAGGTCTACGCCGCCATCCAATACGCTCATGCCAATGATCGGCCCGAGTACAGGATTAAAGTCCCAGCGGCTCCACGAATCTAGCTTGCGCCCATCGGGCTTGTCTAGGTATGTGAAGCAGTAGATGCTGTTGCGGGCACCTGTGGTGCGAGCTAGCAGCAAACTCGGTGAGCCTGTAGCGCTAGCCATTTCAATGATGCCGCCAGCGATGTAGCTGTCAAGCTGACTGCTAGCAGGGAAAGACTCGGGGCTATTGTCGGTTTGCCCGGGCTGTATCTGGTGAACGCTAGACGAGCCATTACCACGCTTAGCGTAGAATATGAAGCCGCCAGCACTAACAGGCCCAGCCTGAGCCACATCCTCGTAACTACTCATCACCGCCATGTTAGCGGAGGTGGGCGTGAGGGCAGCGTTACCACGAATGGTGTACTGCCGCTTATTGCCAAAGATCACTAAGTCTTGGTCGTACAGTACGCTATGCCGGAGGTTGTCATCCTCGCTGCCCGAAGGCTGCATCTCAAACGGGTCATCCCCGGGCACTGTAAGCAAGGTGCTTCTAAAGAAGTTAAGGTAGTCCTCTGTCTTGCTTAACGCCAGCACACCGCCAGAGCCGATAAGCAAGCGATTTTGGAATGTACCGAGGTACGATACTTCCCGGCCTGCAAAGAACGGCAAGGGTGCGCTGTCGGCATCGCCTGCGGCTGACACCGGGAAAGTTGGGTGTGCCCCGGCTATCAGCGCGTTCAACAAGGTCGCAGAGCTAGCTACGTAGAAGTTGCTGCCGGAGATTGTGGCATAGAATAGCCCGCCAGTAATGGCATGCTCTACACCCGCGCCTTCAACCCAAGTGACCTCAGTGTAGCCAGTAGTAACTAGCTTGTCTTTGGCAATGGCCTTTAGGTAGAAGGCCTCAGCAGCGTTGCGGCTACGAACCTTAACCACCTTACCAACGTAATGTACCACGCTGGTCTTGTCTACGCTTTCAATCTCGTCAGCCACGCCACGGATTAGGCTGCCGTCACCACCATCGTCTACCTCTAGGGATTTAACGAGCAGGGCGAGAGGAAAGACAATATGTGAGCCTACTACAGTCGTGCCCGTTAAGCCAGCCGCAACAAGCTGGGCAGCAATCGTAGATGCAATAGCGTCAGGTTGTACCGCTGCGGTAGAGGTGCCTATCCAGTTTGTCACCAGTCCGTTGTGGGCGTTAACTAGGTCGTTAACCTTCTTTGTGTACTCAGGGTCGCTAGCTGCAATGCTCGACGTATTGAGCACACCCTGATAGCTGGAGGTCGGGGTAGTGTAAGTGGTAGACACCAGTGTGCCGTTCTGTAGACGCACCTTAACACTGTACTTGCGGCTAAACGCCCCACCTCGAATCCACACCACGGCCTGAGAAAAGTTGGCGCTAGTATCCCAGCGAGCCGTAGAGGTGCTGGATAGGGTGTTGCCATTGGCAGCCAAGAAGACGTACTTGCCTACCGTGGTAGCTGCCGATACTCCGTTCGCCTCAAGCGTGTCGAGAGGAGCATCCACCGTGTTGCGCGTAACCGTCAGGAACACCCTGTCGGTCTTGTTGTAAACTACCATAGCGGGCAACGCTGCGGCTATCCGGGCTGCCCTACGCAGCATGACTACGTATTTTTTGTTGGCAGTATTAAACTCAAGGCTAGTCCAATTATCTGTGTCTGCTTGGTAGCTGGCTACGCCTGCGTGGGAAAGGCCCGCCACTGTACGCTCGGCTCGCCACAGTGTACCGTGGCGGCGAGTCAGCCCGTTGACCGGGTCAGAGAGCAAGTTGACCTGCTCTTCGTGCTGCCCCTCTCCGCGCTCTTGGGGCACCTGCTGTGAGACACCCCGCAAGAGGGAGGCATAGCTATTGGCTGCTTTCATGTTAGTACCTAGCTGCGCGGGTTACGCGCTTGACGCGCTGTAGGCGCACATTGTTGTTAATTGCGTTAACGCTGGACTGACGAATCTGCTCAGAGTTGAGTAGCTGTCGGGCTAGCTGCCATTCTTGCATAAGCTCTTGCCTACGAGAGTTATCAGCATCGAAGTCCGACTGGAAGCGCAGCACCGCCTGAGCACTCACAAAGTCCTGCGCCACTGGGGGCAAGTCTTCGTAGGGCACTAAGCGAGTGACCTCGCCTACTACCTCTTCGGTCAGCGTGAAGCTCCGCAGCCGCGTGTCGTATAGGCGCGTACCACGTTGCACGACCCAAGGCTTGGGCATGCCGCGCACTAGCAAGTCCGTTGTGCGTACACCCGACTGCCACTTGATAACGTCGCCAGCTAGCTGGATGTGTCCTGTTACCGGGGCAGGGGAAAGGGTGATCGCCTCAGTGTTAAACCACCACCCTTGCGACTGCACATCGCGGTTGGCCTTGGCTAGCTTACGCAGAGCGGCTGACTTGAACGTATGGGGTTCGGCTAATGCAGTCAGCGGGGACTCGCCCATAGTGGCAAGGCAGTCATTGACGAGGTCGAGAGTAGTAGCCATAAGGCCTCCGTAGAAAGAAAAAAACCCCTCCGGTTAGGAGGGGTAAGTAGGGGCTAGCACGTTGCGCATTGTTAAGAGGCGGGCTAGCAAGTTCGTATACACAAGCCCCCGCTTGTGGCAGGGGCTAGCATCTACGGCCTAGGATTAAGGCTTCAAGATTACGCCAGCAAACTCGGCGCGGTTAGGTGTAACACCGTAGGCCAAGTGAGCGTCAACGAACCACTGCTTAGTGATGTCATCGTAGAAGACCTTAGTGGTCAACGGGATGGTTTCACCAGCGAGCAAGGCGCGGGGAGAGAAGGCGGCAGCTACGACCTTGGTGAAGTCACCATCGTAAGCAGTGCCTAGCAAGTGGCTGGAGATAGTCTGACCAGCGGGGAAGTTGTTAGACTGCACCACAGGAACGCCGTACGCCTTGAGCATATGGGTCTGTATGCTAGTACCCTCAGAGGTCTTGTAGGTACCGTCGATCAACTGCTCGTTCTGCAACAGCGTGTAGAACTCAGCAGGACGCAAAGCGATCATCACATCGTCAGTGCGGGGGTCAACGTCTTTCTCTTCCATCTTGACGAAGAGGTTAGCTACGGCTGCGTACAGCTTAGCTGGGTCGAGCGAATCGCCACCAGCAGCTAGGGTCTGCTGAGAGCCACCGAAGTGCCCAGCAGGTTTGCCCGCAGCGCCAGAACCTTTGTAGGTAGACTCTGTAAACAGAGCAGCCTTGATAGCCTGAATGAAGAACGACTGGTCGTAGAACTTAGCGATCTTCTTGCCGTGCTCCATACCGATTTCCTTGCGGGCATCGTAAGAAGTTTGGAAAGTTTCCAGCAAGGGCAAGACTGCGCGAGCCAAGATCACCGTGTCGATGGTCAGGGTACGCTTAGCGAAGTCAGTGCCAGTACCGTCGATAGGTGCGCCAGCGGTGGCTTTCTGCAAGGTGGACTCACCCACTGCGAAGTTGGTGATGACAGAGGTGCCGCGAACAGGGCGAATAGGAATCATACCCTTAAGCACAGACTTGCGCTCAATAGTAGATTCTACAACGCCTGTGTACTCTTCGAGGTGAAGAGCAGCAGTGCTGCCAGCTTGATTGGATTGCCCGGGCCGGACAATGTTATACGAGTCGTCGAGTGGCATTTAAGCTCCTGTGTAAGTGACGGTTAAACACCGAGCCGGATGGCTAGGTCTTGTACTACAGGTACTAAATCACTCACACAGGACTGTGGCTAGCCTCGGTATGCAGCGCGGCGGCGTTGCAGGTCGGCGTACTCTTTGGTGCCCTCTAGCCGCCCGCCCAACTTGGCATTAAGCTGGCCCACGGCAGCAGCATACTCTTTGGGGCCTAGTGGGCCATTGCCCGCCCCAGCGCCCCCACGGCCCGCATTTGCAGTGCCGTCGATTGGCTCACGCACCACGTTGCCCGCCTTGTTGTAGGCCGCAATTAGGTAGTTAACAGCGCCCTTGGCTGCTAACCCACCCTGCTGTAGTAGTCCATTAATCTGCTGCTTCTCTTCGGGGGTTGCATTCTCGCCTGCCCACTTCTGCACCAGCGCCCACTCTTCTGCGCCACCTGCGGTGTCGTGAACGAGTTTTTGCAACTCAGCCGCCTTGGTGGCCTCAGCGGCCTTGGTGCGCTCAAAGGCCGCTTCACCGAGAGCGATCATTTGCTCCCATCCTACGGCACCTTTTTGGGCTAGCGTAGCTTTCAGGATTGTGAAGTCGCCTTCCATCGCTGCCTTCATAGCAGGATGCTCAGCGCCTAGGCCAGCCTTAGCGACAAAGGCCAAGGCCATGTCTAGTCCTACGTCCCCGGTAGGTTCGTACTCTACGACAGCCGCCTCGTCTACTTTGGCAGGTTCGACCTTGGCTGGCTCTACTACTGGTGTGGCGCTCTCGTCGAGCAACACTGACGCTACTGGTTCTTTAACTTCGTTGGTTACTTCTTGGCTAGTCTGATCGGTCATTGTTGTCCTTGTTGCATTGCTGCTGTTGCTACTGGTGCGGCTACCTGCTGGGCTAGCTCGCGCTCTTGGTTGGCACGCTGTATCTCAGCGTACTCATCGTCAGTCATCAGGAACTGTGCTAGGTCTACGCCACGACCTTGTCCTACAAATGCGGCTACCTCTTGCCACTTCATCCTAGCGGCTAGCTCAGGCGGCACCGAGGATATGGCAGCCATGTCACCCATAGCGAGCCTAAAGTTCTCTAGGTCGCCGTGACGGCTAAGCGCGTCGAGTCCCGTTACTACGGTAATGTCAAGGTCGGCTTCTTTAACATTCAGGTCGATCTGGTCAAAGAGCCAGCGGGCTACAGGTTTCTGTAGGCTGGATGCTAATGTCGAGTAGACCCCGCCATACGCAGTCTCTAGCTCATTGGCTGTCAGCCGTACCTCTTCCGTGGTCACTCGCTCAGCATCACGGATGACAGCGCTACCCATGAGGAATCCACGCGCAATACGCTTCTCGTATTTGCTATTAATGGCCTCAGCCATTTCGATGGCCTTGGGGTTACCGCCGGTAGTCGGTGATACGTCCGTAGGCATACCTGCTATGTAGTCGCCGTTCTCGCTGTTCTTTAAGTCCTCCACGCTAGTAACGCCAGTAGGGTTAACCATCATGCGGAACTCAGTACCCAGCACGGAGCCATCTACTGTCGCTTCGCTTAGCACACTGCATGCCTCTAGGTCGCCAATGTACTCTTCAACTAGACCTGTACCGTAGTCGGACTCATCAGCCAAGTCCCACGTTAAGGCTAGGTAGGGCAGTCGATCAGCAGGCCAGCGCCCATCAAACTCTTTGGGCAATCGCTTTTCATCCAGCCACTGCGTCATGGTGTAGCTGCCGTTAGCCTCTCGCTTAATCCACTTGTAGTACGAGCAGGTGTGGTCGTCCGTGTAATGCCTACTGTAAAGGGTACGGATGCGCTGATCTAGCTCGTCAAATCGCACATCTTCTTTAATGGCAATATGCATTACTTCACCGCGTATGTTGCGCTTAACAACGTACTTGCGGAGGCCCAGCACACGCAAGGAGTCCTTCTCTAGCACTAGCAAGCAGTTACCCGCTACGACTAGGTGGCGGCAAGTCTGAAAGAGCTTGGGCCGCTGGCCCTTATCGTCGAGCATCGCTACCGCATCACGCTCACCCTTAGCCAAGATGCTGTCTAGCTGCACCTTAGTCATGCGTAGCTGAGCAATCTGGTCAAGGGCCTTCTTGCCTGCCTTGAGTTTAGCGAACGGCTTGGTCGGTGCGAACATAGCCATCATGAGCTTATTGCTCAAGTGGTTAGTAGCCTGAGCACCGATGCTCTGGTAGTCGTGGGATTCGTCGGTGTCATCAGACTGGTAGCCCTCGGGGTAGCACACCTTTGGGATAGTAAGCGCAGCGTAGCGCTCCACGCGGGTCATTAGCCCGGTGCGTAGTGCCTGACATTTCTGCCAGAGGTCAGAGGCGCTGCGGTAGGCCATTAGATGTTCACACCGCTAGCTGCACTACCTACGCCAAATGTCTGACGGCGCTTACGTGCAGAGGCTGCCGCAGACTGGGTAGTATCGACTGGGCCGTTAAGCTGCACATCGGCATTCTCTACGGGCTTGCTGAGCGCATCGGCTGCTGCCCCCTCAGCGGCTGTCCGAGCAGCGCTCATTTCCATTTGCTTGCTAGCTTGTACCGCCGCGTCCTGAGCAGCCTTAGCTGCCCGTTCACCTGCTGCTCGCACGGCGGCTGCCTGGTCTTCTGCTGCCCGTTTGGCCTCATCAGCGGCCTTATCCGCACCTGTTACCTTTGCGGCTGCTTGTTTAACGAACGCCATTAGTTACCTCTTTGTAAAATGATTTTGTAAGTGACTGCCAACCAGCATCCTCGTAAGCCTTAGCCACGATGCTGACTGGGGAGCTGTCCCCGCCTAATACCCCAACACAGCCCCGAGAGGCGGCTATCTCAAGCAGGGCAGTGGGCAACACGTTAACGCCTTCCGGTACGGTGTTCCCAACCCGCATGACCAGCCACTCTTGCAGTACCTTAGTCCCGATAGGCGACCACCACGGCTGAATCTCGTCGATGAATACTATGTAGCCACCGACAACATACGCCTTGCCTTGCTCCACGTAGGCCATTAGGTTGGTAATGGCCTGCTGGTAATCCACCTTGCCGACCCAACCATACTTGGTGGCGTAGACGGCTAGGCGCTCTCCAGCCGCAGCGATCTGCGGAAGATCGTCGTAGGTAGCGGGCCTCATACTAGGGTAATCCCGTTACGGATTTCCTTTAGCACGGCCTCTACACCTAGGGCGTAGCCTACCCCTATTGGGGTAGTGGCATCGGTAACGATAGGCCTTGAAAATTTCTTCTCAAGTTGCATGTATATCTCGGGGCGAAGTCTTACAACTTCGACTACGTTAGGTTTAGGTTGTGTCATAGGTATTAAAGGTACTGATTAGCTAAAGAAGAAATCTGATTCGAGCACATCCATAATGTCTAAGCTGCCTTTCGGTGGCGGCTCAGGGATGCACGGATACTTGGCGGCGAAGTCAGCAGGAGGGTCGCAAGCTAGATACATGGCTACGAACTGCTTGCGGATAGTGTCAAAGAGCTTCTGAGCATCAGCCGCATGAGTGCCGTAGTCATCGTGAATCATCGCTAGCGCAGTGATACCCTGCTTGGCAGCATCGGCTGTCGTGAGATGCAAGTGGGCTGCGTCTAGGCTATGCACAAAGTTTGGTGCCAGCCCGCTAGCATGCCGCGCTTTGTCCGGCTCGTCTGTCTCCGAGCTAACCCTGATCTTTACCGGGCCATGCAGCAAGGTATTGATGCGGTGTACTGTAGACTCGAAGTAGTCTTGGCAGGCTGGAAAGCCCGAGGGAGTTACCCACTGGATAGTGTCGTTAGACTTATCCTTCATAATAATCCTAGCAGACTTCTTGAGCCAGTCCATAGCAGCGCGGCCCTTAACCACTACGTCCCCAATGGCGGGCCATACGGCAGCCATCAGCAAGCGAGCAGCCTTGCGGTATTCCTGTGGGTCAAACGTAGGCCCCAGCTTCTCCCGCAGGTAGTCGTCGATCACATACTCGGTGGCGGTGCGCTCGGTCACGCCATAGGGTGTGGTCATCACGCTGCGCTTGACAGCCTTGCGGTCAATTCCGAACTCTAGCCACTTTTGGATGAGCGCTCGCTCTACTGGGTCTTCGGCGGTAACCAGCATGGCAGCTAGCCTTACCGTAGCGGCCTTAGCCACATCCCCATAAATGTCACGCATCACCTTGTTGGCAGTCAGGTTTGTAGCTGCACCACCTACCTCGTCGCGAAACATAGCGCTGAGGTTTTGCAGACCGTTACAGCTACCGTCCATGCTGATAGGCAAGTGCGACTTGAACTCCGTTGGATTTAACGTGTACTGCTCATACTCAAAGCACCACGCTAGGAACTGTAAAGGGTCGCCAGCCTCCGTCCAGCCAGTATTGTTAACGGGGTCGCCAGCGAACGACATGATGAGGTCATGTCTCTCCTTTACCCAGTCTTCACGCTCGGCTAGGGTAGCCTTATCGAAGCCCCACTTGTTAGCACCCTGCACGAAGAACCAGCGCTTAGCGTAGCTGTCCGTGATGGGCTTGCCCTCGGCAAAATGAATCAGAGACTTACTAAGGTCAGAGCCTTGAGGGCTTATGCCCTGAGTAAGCGGGTAAAGTCTGCCCCGGCTGTCTGCAAAGTACACAAAGTAGATAGCGGGGTACTCTCGGAACATTTCTGCCGCCCGGGTAGCTGAGTAGAAACGGGCATAGCGAGAGCCGAGTAGCTTACGCTGGGTGTGCCACTCAGCAGTTTCATGTTTCCATGACCGGAACTCGGCTAGCTTGTCAGCGGGCCATGTGTCCTTGGGTGCCTTAGTCCACTCTTCCTTAAGCCACTCAGGCTTCGGCGGTGCAGGTGTATCGGCTAGGCTGACAATCTCTTTGGTCGAGAACTCGGCGGCGACTGCGTACACGGTGTTTAGCATGCGCACATTGACTGCCCACGCTGTACGCTGCAAGGCGTTGACCGCAGCCAGTACGGTAGGCATGTCTTGCTCACGCCCACGGCGGCGGGCCGTAGATCGACCATGCACTAGGGTAGGATTGGCCCTCACCATTTCACGGGTATGGAATCCCCCCGTTACGCCAAACTCCCAGTCGATAGGGCGCTCTACGCAAGGGCCGTATACTGGCATGGTCAGCGACACGTAGGCCTTGACCTTGCTGATCTGCTCAATAACGTCAGGATGTAGGCCGATCTCTCGGGCATCCCGCTTGTAGCCACTACGTACTTCTGTGCCAATGGATATAAGGCCAGCAGTCTCTAGCAGCCCCATGAGGTAGAACCCCACTTGCTCGCGGCTGCCGATGTTCCACTCGACAATCTCGATACCCTTTTGCTTGGCCTGCATGCTAAACACCGTGAGCCTGTGGCGCTCATCCCGGCTAAGCCTGCGGCCTAGGTCTTGGGCGAGTGTCTGGTAAAGCTCTGGTGCTGCGTCCTTGATCTGTGATAGGACTAGCTCGCGGTGTACGGTACGGCCTATGCCATAGCCTATGCTACGGTGGTCACAGGCCTTGCTGCCAAGGAGGTTGGTGACGGCATGGCGCACAGCGAGAAAGGCAACAGCTTCGGGGTCGAGGCCACTAAGTAGCATAACGTGGGCTTGGCGACGGCCTGCTCTTTTGGCGGTAACGTCAGCTTGGATTGCGGCTGCAAGAGGTAACACATACTCACGAAAAATCTCCTTAGCATAGGGGTTTTGATCGGCGCGGCCTTGGTCTTCGGCGCGGGCCATAGCGTTTTCTGCACGGCGAATACCGCCGTAGTACATTGTCTCTTCAATCTGTTGCTGAGTCAGGAGTGTCATGCGTCTATCCGTAATCCTTTGAAGCGGGGCTCTCGTAAGAACCCATTAACAGTTATGCCCATAGCCTCTACCTCAATGCGCTTATCAATGATAAGGCTTGGGTCAGCCACCCACTCGTTAGCCTGCTGCTGTGTCATGCCGGTGCTCACCTTCTGCACATGCCCGCCGAGGTCGAAGCACAGCACACAAGTATGCTTGCCTGTCTTCTCGCCTAGGTCAGCGATCACCGCAGTGACGGTAACAGTCTCGCTAAGCAATGGCTTGCACTTAATGAACTCACCGCCCTTGCCGCTGCCTACTTGGTACTTGCCGCTAGCCTGTGCCAGTATAGTGCCATCATAGGCCCCGGTGTCACTGGCCTTGAGCCGCCCTGCCTCTTGGTCTGCCAGTTGCTTGACATGGGCCAGCGGGCCAGAAACGCCGTAGAAGCGCGGGAGCAGCACCTGTGTGGGTAGGCTTTCCCGTTTCAATAAAGCGCCGATACGGGCCGAATACGGGGCTGCATAGGGTTCCTGATTAAACTGCCCAAGTAGCACAGGTGGGCCGCTGGTTGTATAGTCATTCCAATCGAAGGGGATACAATCGAAGGGTACGAACTGTAGCGCAAGCTGTGGCGACTGGCGACGGAACATGCCGCTAATCTCGTTGAACTCTTTGCCAACTGCCCAAGCCTCGCCGCAGATAGCGATACGCTCAGCGGTACGAATGTCGGGATAGCATGCTAGTAGGTCGGTAGCGATATGGCCCATGCTGTGCACAGTCTCGCCAGTACGAGAGTAGGTAGCTATGTGCTTGCCTTCCGCATAGCAGAAGACCACATGGCATCCGTCATACTTAGGGCTGATAATCCATTGCTGCTCAGCGATAGCATTGCGGGCCTTATCACTAAGGTTGTCTAGCTCCACAGCTTTGTGTACGATGTAGCCAGCCATCAAAGTGCCCTCAAGGTAGCTTGCAATACTACGAGTGCAACGCACACAATAATGACGCAGAAAGCAATGTGCATAGCCGTGTCAATAATCTTATCCAACATACTTTTCCGTTTCATCTAGTGCTGCTTCGATGATTGACACAGCCTCTTCAAAGGGAGTGTCAGCGGTAAGGCTCTCGGCAAGCTGTGCATACACGTCAGCCTTAGCCTCGTCTGAGGACAAGGAGCCAGTAGTCTGCACGGCATGGTACAGACGATCACTTACATCGTCAATGTCTACCTTACCTGTGCCTTTAGTCCCAGCGTAGATCGCCGTAGCGATAACGTATGCTTCACCCTTGTTGCCCATGCTTTTGCTCCCGTGCTAATTCTGCTAGGAAAAGTCCGTTGCAGTTTAAGTGATCGATGTGCAGTAGACCAGATTCGCCCTCTTTCAGATTAGCCGGGTCACCGTCAGTGGCGGTTAGGCCATGCTCCATGATTGCAGCGTAGTGCCGCATTAAGCCGTCGAGGTAGCGGCGCTCGTTGTCTTCTACCTGCCGCCAGCTATGGGCAGCATACTTCCTCTCACCGAACATGAGTACGCGCACTACGCCGCGCACTGCCTTTAGCATGCCCTTGACGGACATGAGTAATTCCCACTTGTCTTTGCCTGCGTCAAACTTCAAGCCGCCTGCTTGTCCACTGCCCGCCGAGTAATGCCTTGTACCTTGGTGGTGTGTCTCGGGTATGTGTGCCATGCTTTCATTCTCCGAATGTTATAGATGCAGCCCAGCTTACGCTAGACCGCACCTGATTAATTTGCTAACAAGCTCAGCCGCTTGGCCTTGCTATTCTGTGTGTACCTACTGCGGGCAAAGCCACCGCACCCATTGCACTGGTAACGTGTATACTTACCAGACTGCGTAAGCGCGGGCTTAGGCAATGCAGTAAGCACCAAGCTACCGCAGCGTGGGCAGCGCACATGGTCGTCGTCGTAGTACGCAGCCACGTTTGGGTGGCCTATCATGAATGGACGTAGCTTGAGGTAAAGTTCCTCGGTAGCTGGCACGTCTACGCAGTTGTACTTCTTCATGACTCGCCATGCTTTAGGGTTACCCTTTAAGCACTCAGTCCAGAGTTCCATGCCGGGGAACTCTGAGTGGGCGTACTTCGGCGTATTGGTCAGATGTTTGCTCAGCCACTCTAGGCGGTTGCTTGTAAATTTTGCAACTTCCTTGGCAACTAGCATTGTGTCGATCACCTTGAGCGGAGCTACTGGGGGTAGGCCAACCTCGATAAACCGGGCATTTATCTTCTTCAAGTCAAACGCCTTGCCGTTCTGTGCTATAACAATATCGCAGTCGCTAAGCTCAGCATGCAAGGCTACCAGTAAATCGTAGTCGTCCCGAGGGTCGGCCTTCTTACTGGTATCCATGTACCGTACTCGCTTCTTGCCCAAGTCCTTAACACAGAAGCTCAGTATAGACCACTCTTTAACGATCTGGTTAAGACCGATATTAACTTTCCAGAGGCTCCACACATAAGCTACTATGGGCGACGTTTCTATATCCAGAGTTTTGATTCTAGGCCCTTGCATTGCATTTCTCCAAGTACGCCACAGCTAACTCTGGCTTGTCATTCAGTAGGCCGAGAGCCTGATTGCATTTGTTGCATAGTATTCCCCTGACCTTGCCAGTTGAGTGGCAGTGGTCAATGTTAGCCACATCGCTCTTGTGTGCCCCCGAACCGTGTGGCTCAACTGCCCTACCACAGCACTCGCACTTACCTTCGGCCCGCGTAACCACCGCTTTCGCCTGTTCAAGGGTAAGGCCGTACTTGTTCTTGAACTCACTAGCGCGAGTGCTAGGTTGTAGCAACTTAGTCTTGTGGTAGTATCTACGAGAGTACTCTCTACGGTAGGTAGGGGTGCCCTTAATGTAGCCATCGGTTACTAGGTCTATCTCTAATCCCGTAGGATTATCATGCTCCCTTTCACCTACCGCCCTCATTGGCAACTCTCGCATGGGCCGTCAGTCCCGCAGTACGGAGTACCTAACTCAAAGTCTTCATCCTGACTTGGCTGCTGCTCGCTTGGTGCGGGCTGCTTTGTTTCTTCGTTCTCGCTTCTCATCATCACTCCGATGTGTGGGGTGTAAGTACCCCGTTTGGTTTGTCGTGTGCTGCTGGAGGTAGGAAGCTACGCCATTGGCAAAAGCAGC